CAACGTCGTGTATAGACCTTCCTAGGGTGTGTACGTCGGCATTTGTGATCCTCGCAACAAGAAAGTCTGAGGGCCTGATACGCCGTGGAAACCGTATCAGGCCCTTCGATTCTACGCTCGTCGTAATCCTGTCGCAACCCGAACTTTAACGCATCGATAGATTCGACAACTCCCGTTCCTGCTGCATTTTTACCAGAAAATCGAACGCCGCCGACTTTGCTTCCGCTTCCGAACGATAAGCTTTTGGATCTACCTTGCTGTTGTTTAGCAGTTGATCTGTAATCCATACCCGCCACTTCGCCTCCCAGTTCAGCGCCTTGGCTTTAGCGCTTTGGTAAACGACAACCGTAAAGTGAAACTTCACAATGTAGGCATTGCCTTTACGGGACACGCGCCACTCTTTGAGGTCCCACCGCTTACGCCTGCTCTTCAAGTTCCGGTTGTCGTTCTTTGCCTCTTCCCGCTTGAGGCATTCTTCAAAGCCCGGTAATTCCGGAGGGGCCTCGTCCGAAACGTTCACCCCGTGTTTCTTCCGGATCGCTTCCGCCCAGATCAGAGACAACCCTGCATAACGCTCCGGATCCGACAAGATGATCTTCGCTGCCTGCTGGTTCTTGAGAATAATCGCCTGGATCTCCGCTGGTCTCATCGCTTCAGCGCCATGCTATCGTGGTTCCCGGGTCCTCCAACCCAATTGCTGAACAACTTCAGGGCTTACCGTGTGAGAGCGGCAGGCCCTGAGTTTTCTTCGCTTCAGCACAATATTCCTGCTCCATCGTGGTTAATTTCAGATAAAGCCGCGCCCATACCTGCATTAATCCAGGATATTTATCGGGATTCGCGAGAATAATCCGGGATGCCTGATCGTTAGCCTCAGACCAGGTATCCAGTTTCTTCATTGCAGCCATTCTTTACGCACGTAGAGTCCGGCAAACTGCAGGGCTTCAGCCATGTACGGGGTGATGGGTTGCCCTTCGAGCTCCTCGGCAATCATGACAGCTACCCGCTGGAGATAGGCATCCCCTCGTTCCTTGAGCTCCCCGGGCGAGGCGTGCTCGTTCAGGTGCCGCCAGAAATGGCAAACGGCCTGGAAACCGAATTCCCTGGCCTGCTGAGCATACTGCTCCTGCGTCAGGATATGTTTTTTCGATTTAGCGCGTGCCATCAGGTCTTCGCTTCAGCGCCTAGTTTACCCTCAGAAGGTGCCCAGCGTTCCTTCGCTTTGCGGAACCAGTCCGCGAGCCCCGGACCGTACCAGAGCGTCTCGGGATCCGTCACCACCATCCAACGTTCCTTGCCTGTAAACGTTTGGATCACCTTGGTGTCGAAGACCTCGAGCCGATGGAGCTCGGCCACAAACTCCGCCGCGTGCTGCCGGCGATAGAAGTAGAACTTCACCGGCACCGGCTCCTCATAAGCGCTGTAGACGGGATCTTTAGAATTCACGATGAGTATCCCCGGGCAGACCCAATGCGCTGCGGAGCACAGCGACCTCAGCGTACAAGCTTTCCACATTGGCCTGTAGTACCTTAATCGCCAGCGCCGCGGCCATGTCGAAAGAGCGGTAATCGTCATCGGCGATGCCCGCTAGGATCTGATTGGCGGTGGTGCTAGTCATCGGATTCGTCCTCATCGAGGAACGCTTCCCGAACCCGGTCCCAGCGGGCCTCTTGTTTTTCGATAGCCGCCTGATGCCGGTTGCTGACCAGGACGAGGGCATCGACCTTGACGATTAAATCGTTCAGCATCCCGCGCAGCAGTTCCCACTCGTAGGTATTAGTCATTCGCTAGCAGCTCCTTGTCGTCGGTGTACAGCATGCAGGCGCGGCAGTACACCACTTGTTGCGTACCGACGTAGTCCGCGCAGACGCAAACAGGTTCGTCGTACTCGTAATCTCGGTCAACCATCTCTACGTCTTGCGGGCCGTAGCCGGGAATGTGCATTACTTGCCACCCTTTTTCGGTATCTGAAAAGCACGGGGCTTTCTCATCTGAGCGAGGCTCAAAGGCGCAACTCCCGATTTTGCCTCACGAGCCATCCGAGCGTATTCCTCCCACGGCCCGGATTCCTTCTGCACCTTGGGTTCGTCGTTGATCTTTAAGTTGATACGTACTGTATAGACGCTGTCCATGCTTCTTAAGATACCTGAGATATCGCATGCTGTCAAGATATTATTTTGGGCTTGACATCTTCTCAGGTGTATGAGATATTTGCGATATGAAAGCTACCACGCCGGTAGATCCGGAAAAACCAAAGGCGATCCATATGCTGCTCGAGCCCTCACGGCTCAGGCGGATAAAAGACTATCAACATCAACAACAGTTCGCCACAAGAGTAGAAACCATCAAGGCGCTGCTTGATCAGTCCTTGGATACAAATGGGGTTAAGAAGGTTAAATGAGCAACCAGGAACTGGCGTTAATGGAACCCGGAGAGCGTTCGGGGATGCCGGCCCTCACCATTGCTGAAGCCAAGCAGCGTTGGGATACGATCCGGGAATTTGTCTCTCAGATCATGATCGAGGGCGAAGATTTCGGCGTTATCCCCGGCACCCGGACGAAACCAACCCTGCTGAAACCCGGTGCCGAAAAGCTTTGCGCTTTCTTTGGCCTTGCCCCCGATATCGATGTAACGCAACGGATCGAACAGTGGGAAGCGCCCGAGTTCTTTGCCTATGAGGTAAAGTGTTCTCTCCGGGGTGCAGACGGCCGCCTTCGGGGCAGCGGCATCGGTTCCTGTTCCAGCCGCGAGTCCCAGTACAACAAACGCCGCAACCTTGCAGACGTTGCTAACACCATTCTGAAGATGGCGAAGAAACGCGCCATGGTCGATGCGGTTCTGAGCACTACCGGTGCCAGCCAGTTCTATTCGCAGGATGTGGAAGAGTCTCATCCTGCTCCCAGGCCCGCGCAACCGGCATCGGCACCGCTTGGCGCTGAAGCGAAGACGGAACTCCAGAAACTGCAAGCCGCGATGACCGACAAGGACAGCGTTGGTCGTATTCTTCAAGGCCTGGTTAACCAGCTGTCCGCCCGCGATAACCAGGAACAGGCCTTTATCCAATTCGCGAGAATCCTTGAGGGCCATGGTGTCACCGAATGGCAACAACTTCGTAACCTCGGCGAGGCGCGAGCTGTTTGCCGCGAGCTCTACGACCTGCTGCATCAGGAACCGCTGCCGTTTGTTGAGATCGAAAGTGAGATTCCGTTTTGATGATAGTGCCGTGCAGCGTGTGCAAGCAGATGGTGCTGATCGAGGCGCTACAGGACCCGGGCGGAATCTGCCGTGATTGCTACGCCGAAGCCCAGACCCGCGAGGCTGCGCTAAAAACAAAGGAAAACAAAAAATGACAACAGTGATTGCCGCATCCCAACCTCTCTGGGAAATTGAGGAGGACCTCGAAGCGCTACTCGACTCGCTTGACTCGTGTCCGGAAGAGCACCGTGAGGAGCTCTCCCTGAAGATCGAGCAGTACGTTGGCAGGTTGGCTACTAAAGTAGATTCAATTGCCGGTGTGCTGAAGTCCCTCGAGTCCGTGCAGGAGAACGCAAAGAACGAGATCGATCGCCTCAGGGCACGCGAGAAGGCCGCCGAGCGGGCGCAGAACAGGCTGGAGTCTTATTTACTCGAGGTGCTCCGCAAGCGCCCCGACCAAAAGCTCAAGGGCAAGTTCACCACGTTCTCAATCCGCACCAGCGAAGCGCTCGTGATCGTGAACCCCGATCTGGTGCCGGCCGAATGGAAGCGCGTGACCACTACCGTGGATATCTTGAAACCGCCAATCAAGCAGGCCCTGAAAGCGGGCATCGAAGTTCCCGGGACCGCAATCCTGGTCAACGAGCATTTGAAGAAGAGTTAATACGACTTTCCGTAACCGGACACTTCGGATCGGGATGTTCTGTTCTTCCAACTCGTGCATGCACGATCGACAGACGCGATGAGACGGAGTATCCGGTTCGGAATACGATAGCAGGGTGCGCCACTTCAAGTTAAAGCCCCCGCTAGCTCCGCAACTCAGTGAGGATGACGTTGAACGCAGTTGCCGGGATTTACTGGCTTATCGCGGGTGGTACGTGGTGCGCCTGCAGAGCGGTTTGTTCAAGACACCCGATGGACGCTTCGTGCGGATGGGGTCCCCGGGCCTGCCCGACTATATCTGTGTCCATCAGACACACCCCGGGTTCTTCCTCGAGACCAAACGCCAGAAGGGTCAGCTGACGCTGGTGCAGCAGCAGAAGCACTTCGAGATCGCAACGGCGTTTAAGATCCCGGTAATTACGATAAACGAACCAAACGATTTAGTGGATTATTTGAGGAAATTGGAAGATAATGCTACCGCCGAAACGTTTCGACCCGATTAAAGCAGGCATACGGGAGCGCCTTCGGCGCGAGAAGCATCAGAAGCTAATGCTTGAACTGAATCGCGAGCTGGAGAAGACGCGAGCCCGATGGAAAGGGAAAGAGACTGAAATCCGCGGATTAAAAAATGAGTGAGCCATCTGCCGTCCCCATCCGAACACTGGATGCCTGTGAGCGTGTCATCGAGCGCGGTATCAAGACGTTTGTCGAGGTAGGGCAAGCGTTGCTCGAGATACGAGATCACCGGTTGTATCGCGAGGAGTATCCGACGTTCGAAGAGTACTGCATTCAACGTTGGGGGTGGAAACGAAACTACGTTAATAAGCAGATCGCTGCCGCCGAAGTAACGAAGAATTTGGGTACCACGGTACCCACTCCTGTTAGCGAACGGCAGGTTCGTCCTCTAACATCACTTGCACCCGAAGACCAACGTGAAGTTTGGCAAGCAGCGGTCGAAGCAAATGGACCGCAACCAACGATGAAACAAGTGCTGAACGAAGTGATGCGGCAAGTCAAAGCACAACTACCACCACCTCCTCCACGGGACCTTGAAAAAGAACGGAAGATTAAAGAAATACGGGCGGAGATGGAAGAAAACAGCGAACGCCAGTACCGGTACTTCGAGGTTGTGGAACCGGTTGAAAAGCTGGCTGCTCCCGCCGCCGCAGTGCCGGAAGTAGTGGCGTGGATGAAACAGTACTATTCCTACAGCAAGGACTGGCCTGCTACGATACGCCAGGCGCAAATCATATTAGCCCAATTACTCGAGGAGTATGAGAGATGACCGCAGCAGCATTTATTCACACCTTGACGGAAGCAATGCAGGATGCCATCCGTAAATCCGGAAGCAAAAAGGTACGCGACATGTCAGCGTGGGTGGCGATGCATCACCGCTCGATTGTCGATCAATACTCGGAGACGCTGCTGCTTGAAGCTCTCGACGCCCGGATGCGGACACAACTCAAGAAGCAGGCGGAATCCGGAGAAACCCTGGCTGATATTGACCAGTTATGTCTGGATCTCGGCATTTATAAATTAGAACTGGATGATGAGGTGAGCGTGCCACTCGACAAAGAGAAGCCTATGTATGGGGAATGCGATTGGATTGCGCTTGAAGATGCGACGGCGGAACAAATCGAAGCGCACATCCTACTGATGCAGGCGCAGCTTCACTATGAAGCTAAAAAGCTCAAGGACTATACAACCTTGAAAACCAGAATGCTTCAGATCGGGAATGGACGTACGGATCTTCCGATTAGCGAACTACGTAGGATGGCGAAGCAGGCGGGGACCGTTTGATGCTGTGGGCTATTCTTGCGGTGATCGTGTGGGTGCTAATCGGGGAGCCGGAAGCTCCTTAGAGGTGGGGATCGTAATCTTGGCACCGGCTCCGCCTTTCAGGATCTGCCGTAAGTAAAACTCGATCGCTCCGGTATTTCCACTTGTCAAAGCTTCCGCTAGCCGCTGCTTGGTTACCGCACTGAGGGTTCTCCAGGCAGGACTGGTCACCGCTCTTTGCAGGAGATCCAAAGTTACAGGTCCGGCAATCATGCCGGCGGGACCCGCGATGGCGTTCCCGGCTGTTCCGCCTAGACCCGCAGTGACGATGCTTCGGATCAGTCCCCGGTCCTGACCTACTCTACGCTGAACGGTTTCATCGACAACTTTGTCAGCGTTCTTCCAGAAATGGAACTGCTGATTCGCCTGCTCGACCTGGGGAAACTTGGGGTTTATCTGGTGCCTGGCAGCCTCCTCCACCATCTCATAAGCTTTGGTAAGGCTTTTTTCATCGATGGTTTTCCCCTCGTAAGCACCAGCATCCGCCGCTATCTCACCGGCAAACTGTTTTGCTTTTCGCAGATCTCCTACAGTAATCTCAAGCGCTCCGGTTTGTGGGTTAGGCTTTGCAAGTTTTGTTAGCATTTCCTTCATCTGATCAGCGTTGCGGATTCTCACGTCAGCGGCTGGCCCTAAAGGAACATTGCCCACACGAGCAGGCGCCACCCAATCATCGAGGTGCTGAATCATAGGAGCAAGCGCCATCGGAGTATCCTGCGGGATCGAACTCCAGGCATTCTCAACTGCCTTGCCCCATTCGTTTACCTTGGATTGGGTTTTCGACAGTAGGCCTTCCATGCCTCCCAGGCCCGAGGTAACACGCCGCTCGAGCATGCCGGGTATGGTTTCGGTACGGGAGAGATACTTGGTCCCCCGCATTGTAGGGTTGAGAACCTTACCGTATTGGTTTTCCGCCCACTTTTCAAATCCTCTGCCAGCCGCGGGAATCGCGCTTGAAGCAGCCCCCAGCGCGGCGGTAACCCCCGCCCCGATTAAAGCTGCCTGCTCCATAGCCTTTTGGTCACCACCGGTCTGCAAGCCGGCAACACCACCGCTTGCCATTCCTTCGAGTCCAGACCGAGTCGCCAAGTTCAGCAAAGTGGACCCACGAGCGCCGGCAGTGGCTGCTTCGACCGCTTGCGCTCCCCTGCGGACCAACCCTCCGGGCACCATGAACTCGCCCATCTGCTCTGCCCCGTAACCGATGTTCTCCCATGGGTTGGTTGGGGTGATCATTGATTGCACTTCCGGACGATCGAGAACGCGAGGCGTCCCTGCCATGCGCGGCACGATATCAAGGGTATGAGCCAACGTTGAGCCTGCCCCCTTGGCTACACCCCGAAGAACGTCAATGGGGGCCTGCGTTAGATTTACCTGAGGTGGTGCTGCGGGCTGTGCTCCCTCCAAGGCGGAACGGATTTCATCATCCGTCGCATCGTCAGGAAACTCGTGGACTTTTCCGCCGTATTCGACTTCTCTGGCCATCTTCAGTTCCCCGCTTTGCGTAATACGCCTTTTGAATCACGCACCCACTTTTCACGCCCCCCTGCTTTAGCGCCTTCGGATGTAGCAGGAGAAGGCTTTCCACCGCTCAGCATCGGAGATGGGATGGTGCCTGGGGCAGCAGCAGGTGGCGGTGCTCCTGGCGCGAGCGTAGCTGGATCTACTCCTGCCTGCCGCAACAATTCGTCCGGATCTACATAGGCACGGCCGGAACCACGGATCAGGCTCTGCTGCACGATCAGCCGGTTCCGGCGTTTCTTCTCAAGCGTTGAAGGGGGGTCGTTCGGTTGCGGAATATACTGCTCCCGAGCGCTCGTAAATTCACCCGGAGAAATCACCGCACCCGACTCCCGTCGCAGGATAGCGTTGATGAAGTTGCGCTCGTCCTGGGCGAAGTTCTTGCCGGCTTCCGTGTTCAGGAAATCGGGGGTCCACTTGTTCCAGGCCATCTCCTTGCCGCCCATGGTCAGTGTCTCGAAGCCCTTGTTCGCCATCGCTACCCGGGCTGCATAACCCGCTAACAACTCCTCGCCCTGAGATGGTGGCTTGCCTTCCTGGAGCGCTTTCGATTTTGCAGTTGTCAGTTCCAGGGCCTGGGCAAACTCCGCTGGATTCAAGAGCCGGTCCTGTTGAGTGGCGACCTTCGATTCGATCATCCCCTGCTTGGCAGCCAGACCCACCCGCTTCTCTTCCTCGGTCCGGTCCGGTTGCGCCAGCCACCAGTTCAGCTTGTCCAGGTTGTCCGGAACCGCCTGGCGTTCCTGGGTCAGAATCTCGGTCGGGGTTTGCCCCAACGTCAACGCCTTGTAGCGGTTCGCAGGGGTGAACGGAACCCCTATCCACTGGGCACGCTCGGTTTCCGGCAGTTCCTGGATGTTCCGGGCCCACTCCTCGGGGGTGGAAGACTTGAACAGCTTCACGCCGGTTCGCTTACTCCTGACCCCCTCTGCCTCGTCGATGATTTTCTGCCGCTGGTAGGGTTCCGTGACGGCTGCCGAAGCTGCTTTCCGCCGCTCCTCCTTCCGCTTCTCTGCCGCCTCCCCTCCGTAAGCCAGTGCGTATTGCGCCTGCTCGTCAGCCGCTGTGGGCGGCAGGTCGATCGGGATTCCCCCGCCTACGTTCTTTTCCCAGTAGTCCTGCCGCTGCTCCGGGGGCAGCTGCAATACCGCCGCATACAGGTTCGCCTCCCGTTTGGCGCGTTCCCCTTGGACATCCAGGCCGGACTTCTCGGCCAGTCTCTGCGCGTTCTGCCGCGCCAGCCGCTCCTGTTCGATCTTGAGCGCCGGTCCGAGCCCTCCTACCCTTGCCACCTCGGGGAACGGGGCTTCCGGGTTTTTCGTCAGCAGGTCGCTCAGATTCATCGCACGCTGGCGGTCTTCGAGCTCCCATTGCGCTTTGCGGGCGTTCTCCTGCATCGCGAGCTGATGCATCTGGTACTGCTGCTCCTGGAGGCGTCTCCGGTCCGCCAGTTCGCGCAGGGTCCGGCCGAACACAACGCTCTTCTGAAAGTCCGGCTGCACCATCGGACGGGGTCGCAGCAGGTTGCCGAAATCGAATGGGTCGCCCATTTATGGCACCCTCTTGTACTGCCCGGTTTCCCAGTCGTAGGTGTAGCCGCCCGAGGAGGGGCTTCCGCCGCCGCTACCCCCGCTACCGAACGGATTGGTCTGCAGCCAGCTCCCTAAGTTCTGCCCCGTTTGCCCCCAGAAGTCGCCCCACACATCGCCCACGCCCATCTGCGATCCCGCAGTGGCTTGTGCGCTTCCGAGCCGTGCCCGGCGAGCGATGTCTTCCGCGCCGAGCGATACGCCTAACTGGCCCTTGGCAGAATCGATGCCCCACCCGCCGGCGGTTCGCGCCGCCCCGGTCCGCAGATCCCCGGCACCCAACGCACCGCGCAGCCCGAGTTCTCCGGCGAAGTTTTCCCCGGTTTGCAAGAACCGGCCGGCCGCTTGCGCTCCGGTGGAACCCAGCTCGGAAAGCCCTGCCAAAGTTTTAAGCCGGTCCTGGCGGGCAAGTTGATTGGCTTTAAACGTATCGAGGCCCCGGGTATAAGCGTTCTGGTATTCCTGCGAAGCCAGACCCTGGCTGTAGTTCGCAAGTGCCTTCAGCGTTCCTCCACTTTGCAGCCCACCCCTGGCTGCCGCGCTCTTCTGAAGGGCCTGGTTCCCCTGCTGTAAACGCCAGGCAAAGCCGGGGTCCTGAGGGACGTTGTTAGGATCGAACCGCTCCTCTGGGGCATTTGCAAGATCCGCCAGCGTCGAGAGGCTCCTGCCCCCGGCCTGCATGTAGGGGTCGAGATACCCCGCCGCCTCCCTACCAACGCCCCTCGCTCCCGCCATTCCCGCCTGGGTCGCGGTGTCGATCCCGGTCCCGGCCTGGTCGGCGGTTGTAAGCAATTGGCCCATCTGATCGGTGTAGGCCTGCGAGATAAACGGGTTGAGCCGATTCTCGAGCGCGTAAGCTCGCGGGTCTTCCCCGAGCGCCGCTTCCGCGAGCGTGGTGCCCGCGCGTTTACTGGCATTCGCCTTCTGGCGCGAACCCCACCAGCCCGTCACGCTGGGAATCACCACGTTTGCTGCCTGTGCCCAACCTGCCATAAACCCTCCTTCTTAAAACACGTAATTCTGCTCGCCCGACTCGACCGGAGCCTCATCCGGCGGGGGTACGATGCCATCCCCGGATATGCACTCCGTGCTTGCGGTCCCCGGTCCCGTACCCCAGATCACCCGTGGCTTCGGTCTCACAATCCACCCGTTAGCCGAATCGGTAACGGTGCCGCTCCACTCTACCCGCGGGATCGAGCGAACCGTCCACGCGCCACGGAGATGCAGCGGGTCGTCCGCGATGCCCTCCCAGCGTACCCGCGGGATCGCTTCGACAACCCACTCGTTCGGGGTCTCCGCTGTGCTAAGCGATTCAACCGCAACCTGCGTGGTGCGGGCGCTTGTAATCGCCGCCCCGGCGAGCGACTCAACCGCCACCTGCGTGACCAGGGACGTCGTAACGGCGCCGGTGGCAAGCGATTCAACAACTACCTGGGTAACCCGTGCGCCGGTCCCGGCAAGCGATTCGACCGCTACTTGCGTAATACGGGCAGCGGCAGTGGCACTGCTGACGACCGACTCGACCGCGATCTGCGTGACCAAGGCACTGACTGGCCCTGGACTTCCCGCGTACAGTTCCGTACACGCGAGGAATGCGTTGTTAGCTCCGGTAACACCCCGGAACCGGAACCACCGCTTAGTGACGGCAGTAAACGAAAGGCTCTGGGTGGCGGCTGTCGAAACCCACGTTGCCGAGGCTACCGCCGAACCCCAGGAGATGCCGTCGTCGCTTACATAAACTTCAACCTGTGCCGGATCGGTGCGCGTGCCATCCGAACGGGGTACGAACTCGACAACGCTAAAGGTCTGCGCCGACCCCATGTCGACCGTGAGGTCATGGGGATAGCCGGAACCGGAGTGCCAGAAGGTGCCGGTGTTGCTGTCGATCGCGTTTGAAGCGTTGTATGTCGGAGAACTGAAGACGCTGCTGGCGGTGATCGTCCAGCCGGTCCTGGACAGACGAATGATTGCCATTCACGCATCAACTAACCACTTTTATTCCGAACTCACCGGCATTGACTGTCGCTACCGACCATGCGGAACTTGTTGCCGGGTTCTGGTCCCAGACTTGCCGGTTCATCCCGTAGCTGGTGGCGGGTGAGAATGCCGTGCCGTCGTAGTTCGTCCCGGCTCCGGAGCGAAACACCGCGCAGACGGTCCGCGCCCCGGTGTCGTCCTTTCGGTTGGTGATGGTGACCTGCACCGCATCCACGGATCCGGCCGTGATATCGGGAAACTGGTAAGTGTCCACCTGCCCCACCCCGGAACTAGACACGTAGGTGGTGTCCCCGTCCGGGTCTGCCTCGTTGACGCGGTTGTAGTGCGTGGTGCCGCTGTTTGGGGTCCACTGCAACGAGGCTCCCTCCGCGCTTGCCAGCGTGGTCAGAACCCGCCGCTCCCCAAGTAGCGTGTTGTTTACCGAACCGGAGGAGTTGAGGACATAGAGGTCATCGGTTGCGAGCCACGTGCCCGTCCCGCCCAGAAGCTTGAATGCAGTCATGGTGGCGTTACCCGTCGCTTGCGTGTTCACACCGGTGGCAGTGAGCCAGGTTGTGGTCGAGGCACCGGAGGAAACGTCAAGCCGATACGCGCCGGCGGAGGAGTGGACTGTTACCCGGAATTCGATGTAATACCAGGTGCTTCCCGAGATCGCTGACGACGACGTGGCGAGGACCGTGCCGTTGCGGGTCACGATGAAATGGCCCGTGCTATCGACGCGCAGGTCCACCTGCGTGCTGGTCCCGTCGAGGAACGCCATCACCACAGGAGACCCCGATGGAATCGCCCCTTCGTATTTCAGGGCCCACCCGACAACCCGTGTCGCAACGGCACCGAGGTCCCGGGATATCAGTGGGTCGCTGGCGCCGGTGCGTACCGCCGCACCACCGAACCGGCCGGCCGTAAACCCGCCCCCAATGCTCGAGGAGGGGTCCCACTTCAGGCGCAGGTTCGCCAAAGTGGTGTAGTGATCGAAACCGTCAATTAGCTCTATTGCACACATACAAACCTCTTCGCTTTAGCGCTCCTCGCTTTAGCGCTAAGGCGCGGTGTCGTCGACATACGTAAATTTCCCAGCGCCAGCGGCTACGCTGAACGCCATGCCGGTCAGCAATGTCTTCGGTGTGGTCAGGTCGCCATACGTTAATAAATTGCCGCCGGTGGATGCGTCGTACTCCGCAATCCCCACGATCACCCCGATATCGCTTACCGCGGCCGTTGTGAAGGTCCACAGGACTTTGTTGGTCGAAACCGCGCCCGATGCGGCGTTCCAGTCGAGAGAACTGTTCTGGATCATGAAGCGCGAGATGGTAGGGGCTGGGGTGCCCCCGCCGAGCGGTGTCGGAGCAACCGACATCAGCGCGAAGTGCGAGTGCGTTCCCGGCGTCCAGGTAGCAATGCCGCGCATGTGATCGAGCACCTTGTTCTTGAGATATTCGGACCAGAAAGAAGCCATAGCGTCACTCAGGAAGAGGGATATCCCCCGATTCCACCCGCCACCACACCGAAGCCTTCTGCATCCCGTCGAGGAACGGAACGCCCGGCGCGGCATAGTTGGGGTAATAACTCTCGGAGCTCACATGCACCCAGGGCGTGTCCATCATCGTGCCGAACGTTGTGGAGGAGGGATAGTTGTCGTTCACCGTGCAGCAGTTCCACAGCTTCCCGGCCAGACGGTGATCGATCACGAACACGCTGGCAGGGTCGCGGGCTGCGGTGATCCAGGCGTTGTCCGTAATCAGCATTCCCTGTGTCGTCGTAAGCCTGTCCGGTGTGCCGGGGGTCTGCACGGTGGTGCGGGTCCGCAGCGCCGGCACGATCACTCCCGAGGATTCGGACGTCGACCACGGGCCACCGTCGAACCAGGTGTAGCCGTTCCACTTCAGTGTGTTGCGGAACACTCCGAGAATGCTCGTCGCGACGAACGCAAACACGATGTGCCCTCGAAAGTCGTCCGGAACCCACGGCATCGATATAAACGCAGCCCGCGGGTAGGGCGTCCCCGTCGCGGTGTCGTCCGCCTGCCCGTCCATCCAGATCGCAAACTGATACGGGCAGACGACGATGCGCCAGACCAGCTGCGAGGACTGTGCCGGGTCGAGCCACAAGTCGAACCGCTGCTCCGCGCCGCCGGCCGGGGCGCCGCCCCGGTGGACCTTCGCCAGGAACTCCCAGGCGTGGTGGTTCTTGCCGAGAGACCCCGGCCCCTCTAGACCAGTAACGTCGAGGAAGTTTCCCCGGTAGGTTTCCGAGCGCAGGTTGTAGCCCCCGTACCAGATGGTACCGTTTACCCAGCCGGCAACGCCGGTGCCGTTCGGGCCCGGTCCTGGTGCCACCGACTGATAGGTGAGGGTCTCGACGGTCCCGTCAATCTTGGTATCGACAATGATCATACTCAGGACGTCCGCCAGCTTCACCTTGAAGGTATCGGCTGTGTCTTGCTGAGTGAGCCCGTAGGAGAAGGCATCGCAGGGTGGCGGCGTATAGGCTCCGGGATCGTAGCCCCAGATTTGAAACGGCTCGAAGAACCCGGTAGCGGTGATGATGATCGCAGCGCGCAGGGTGCAGATTACAGTGCCGTCGAGTTTGTCGTCTAAGGGCGGCACGGTCATGACCGGCAATTGCGCGACGTCCAGTCGCACCGTGATGCTGGCATACACGTCGTCGTAGTCGGTCCACCCGCCTGCGTGCATCGCATCCCGCCAAGCCCCGAGGGTGCTGCCGCCACGTTCCGGTGTGGTCCGCTCGTTGACAATCGTCCCGGTGTAGGACGGGCTCGCTACTGCCAATGAGAACGACTCAGTAGGCATAATTCGATTCCGTGGGCGGTTCCGGCTCCGGGGCATCGCACTCGAAATGCGTCAGCCCCGGATCGCGCAGGTACAGGGTAAAGATATCCCCGGTCGAATAGAGGTGCGGGGCGCCCCCGTTGTACTGCCGTTCGCCCGTCGAATAGCTGAACCAGAGCAGGTAATCAAACGTGAGCGGGCTTTCCCAGCTCACATACTGCGTTCTATAGATCGCGTCCCAGAGCTGTCCCCGGATCTTGACGGGGTGCGTGTCAGACCACGCGACGAACGGATCAAAGCATAGCGGCTGATCAGTCCCCGTCCAGCGCAGGATCACCGGGTAATCGGAGTTGACGTTGCCGTAGGATTCGAGGAAGTGTTGCGGGCGCTGCATCACCGGAATCCGCAGCCGTGCGCTGTCGTCGGGGAAGGCGCGTGGCTCGATAACAAACGTGTTGTTGTGCAGCGTGGCCGAACAGCCGGCATGCCAGGAGGTGCGGAACGACGGGACACCCCAGTCGTAATCCGCGGTCGACAGATCGCTGCAGCTCCACCAGGCCCGTGCCGTCTTCAGGTCGTTGACTTCGTCCGCGCACAAGTCGATGGTCGAATCGAGTGCGTTGGGATCGATAAATGGAATCCCTCCCATCACGCTGTTGGCGTTGTGCGTGACTCCCGGAACATAGGTGAAAATCTGGCACGGTGTGATGTGCGCCCGCATCCTGCGCGTAGGCGCCCCGTAGGACGGGCTGGTGTGGTGTAACGCATACAACGGGCTCTTGTTGACCTCCTCGATATCCATAAACATCACGTCGAGGATCGGTGAGAAGAACGGGAATATCTGCCGCCCCGTGTCCTGGATCTGCACCTTGCATTGCAGGGATGCGTCTTGTGGAGAGATCAGGATATAGACAAACCCGTTCGTGATCTCCCGGTCTATCACCCAGCCGGCCTTCTGCACCGCAATGTGCAGTCCCTGACGCAGGCAGTGCGAACTCGAGGCGTCGAGATCCGCGTGGATCACCTTGTCCGGCGGCGAGTACGCTACACCCATGAGCTAAAGCTAAGCGAGGAAGAACGCTCACACCCATTGCAAGACAACTTCAATTCCTTTTCCCGGGGTTACGGATCCAACCTGCGTGCAGCCGATTCGCAGCAGGTCGCCCTCCTCCACACCCGTCACCGAGTCGCTGAAAGTCGATTCGATCACCGTATCGGTGGATGTTGCGGGCAGCGTTAACAGGTCGCCCGGCGGGAAGATCGAGGCCCATGTGGCGCCGTCGTCGATGCTGCGCTGAATATCCAGCAGCGCATCCGATCCGGTTGGTGCTTCATCCGCGATCTTCGCCACTACATCGACGAACGTTCCGGCTTTCCTCACGATGTAGTACAGCGTCAGCCTGTCCGCTACTTCAAGCTCCTTGACGATGCCGAAGGTCGCCTTCCTGTCGAGCTCGGCAACCGGCGGCGCTTCCTCTTCTATCAGCGTGGACCAGTTACCCAACCGCTCGAAGAAGATAATCCAGGTCCGCGTCAGTTGCCCGTTCTGGTCGAACATTGGCGTCTGGATGGGGACGCGAGGCGTGGTCTTGTCCGGGGTTGTTAGACCCTTTTTCATCAGCTTGTCCCAGGGGTGACGTCAACCAGCGCGTCCGTGATGGCGACTTTCACGGGGTCTTTCACCATCACCCGGTAGATCCGGTCGCGGGCCGAGCCGTTGCGGTTCCAGATCACGCGCCCCTTCCTTCCGGTCATCGATGGGGACTTGGGTTTCTGCGCGCTCCAGGTGTCCCCGTCGTCGTTCGACCAATCGAGGATGACCTGCGGGGTAGTACCGGTGATGTCGAGGTCCAACTGAAACCTGTGATGGAAGACCGCGAGTTGGCTGTTGCTCAGATGTGGCGCCTGACGAATCCGCCGGATCTCCGTCCCGGCATCGGTGAAGAACTCCTGCGACATCTGATAGATCTTGCCGTTCGTGTGATCCCCCACGTAGTGCTTGCCGGTCTGGTTCCCCGCGGGGTTCAGGCAGACATAGGCGTGGCAGCGTCCCCGGTGTTTCTCGAGCGCCGTCCCGTTCCAGTAGGCCCGCTCATGCCACAACTGGCTCGCCACGTCGTAGACCCATGTCGCATTGGCCGTCATGAAGTTGAGGACCCAGAACTGGTGGCCGTGCTCGAGGTAGGTGTAGGCGTACGCATCGTCCACCCGTGTGTATTTGTTCCAGAGTTGCTCTATGGCATGCGTACTGACCCTAACGGGTTGAAAGCCCTGCGCCCGGTACGCTACCGTACCGCCGCGGGTGTCCGAGCCGAGCCAGTGCAGGCCCGATGCGAGAGAGGCGATCGACCACGGGGCGATGCAGGCCATGTGGATAAAGGCTCCGGGATCGCGCCGGAACCCTCCCGGCATGTTGGGGTCGCCTTCGTTGCGCCATACCTCCGTGCTCCAGTGCGTGCCGAACAGCCAGAGCTCCTCATGGTCCGAATAGACCGCAGCAATGTTATCCGGGTAGCCCTCTTTGACGCTGACCTCTAATCCGTCCCACCCCGTGACCACTCCGGTTACAGGGTCATAGCCGACACCGTCATTAGGCTGCGAGAAGTAAAACGTTTTTGAGTCTGGCGGATTGACGATGAAGTAACTGTCGAGGTACGTGCCGGTCTTCGCACGAATTACCCCTTCCACGGTGAACGGTGTGTCGGTATGTGTAGGCGCGTTCTCGTCTATCTTGATCGTCTCCGGGTTCTGCCAGACCACGATGTTGTACGTCGTTCCGCCCATCGTGATGGTGTGACCGGGATCAGCCAGCGAGGGGCTGAACTTGTCGCCGGATTTCCACAAGATCACGTCGTTTCCGAACGTGTCCGCGGTGCCTTCGCCCTCGCGCATGATCGGCTCGATCAGCGAAACACCGTTGTGAATGTAGATCTGACCCGCGCTGACGATCATGATCTCGTGGCCGTTGGGCCAGATGCTTACCGGGGTATGGTCCGCATCGTCCCCTACGTTTCCTAGAGATGTTAAAGCGCCGGCCGCGGAGATCTCGTACAGCTCACTGCCGCCCACCGCGAACAGCCGCTCCTCTCCTGCCCACAGGCAACGCACGGGAGAAGTTGGCAGCGTGGTAAACAACGTCAGTCCGGGAGTGCCATGCAGGATAATCTTGTTTTTCCCGCCGGCACTTTCCACAGCCTCGGCGTACAGATTGATGGTTCTCTCGTTATCGGTGTTCGGTGACCAGCTTTGGTAACTGCCGGCCATGAAGGCGTCGAAACGTGGCATCTTTAGAAATAGGTATCCGAACAGATGTCGTAACCGGCGCCGCAACCTAAGCCGGTGTGCAGTTCCGGTGTGGCAGATCCTGAGTTAAAACTCTTCACCCATGCCTTGCTTTCCACCGCTTGGCGCTCGATGTTCTGGTAGAGCACGTCGCTGATCTTGGTTGCAATCCGGGCCATCGGCGCCAATTCGAGCGCCAGGTTCCAGCGCAGGGCCCGGGCATATCCAGGCGGGAAATCCACAACCGAATCCACTGTGGAAAACTGGCTGAACGGAACCCACGCATACAACGTCAGTAACGAGCCGGAAGCGGGAACCGGGTGCAGGTACACGTTGGATTTTGGGTACGCCGAATCGACATACACCCCCGCCTCATGCGCCCTGTATTGCTGTAGCGTGAGCACCGGAGTCATGTTGCACGTGGAACCTGAACTGTTAACCGTCGCGCCTTCGACCCGCTGCGGGCGCACTAGGCCTAGCGTGCCATCGGGCGGTCCCAGGGTGTAGGCACTAAGTCCGGTCAGGATGTAATCCGCAGGCTCGATGCTGTAGATCATCAGCCGCTCTAGATGCCAGGCGTCGACCAAATCGTTTAGGGCCCGTAGCCCATCGTCTAAAGCATCATCGCTGGTCTGCTGCCCGCTTCTCAAGACACCTAACGTGCGATAAGCATCATACAGAAGATTGCGTACGCTAACTCTGGGCATATGTTATGATCCCCTCGTCCTGTGCTCGCTGGCCTCATTGAAGCAGGGTACGCAGAGCGTTATCTATTGCTTCGTCGCGTAATTTCCGCGGGCACAGGACTTAAGCCGCCTGTACCTTAGCGCTGTCTTTTCGTACGAGCTGTTTGTTAACAAGATCCAATTCCCACTGGCCTTCAAGTGAGTGCTGAACAATCAGCAGATTGAACGCTCCTTGCATCTCGCTCTCGATCTGCCGCCGCAACGCCGCACCCCGCTCGAAGAACTGGCAGGTCTTCTCGTCGAGCTCGAGCGTGGTCATTTCAAGCAGCGATGCCATGGGCGGTTTTCCAATCAGCGGCCTGCTGGTCAGTGACGTCGATATCCGCAAATCGCGGCATGAATGCTGCGATGATGCTTTCAATCTGCCCGCTCAGAGCAACTTCCTTCGCGTCGTTGTTGTAGTTGAGAAATTCCCAGATATTGGTGACAGTCGCGGGGTCTTGCATAAAGTAGCCCATCGTCCTCGACACATACGCATCGATCTGCTGCGGGATGCGCTCTGCGACGATGCGCGTCTTCACCCAGACTTCATCGGGCGCGGGGGGGATAACCTGCGCGGTCACGGAACCGGCCCACGCATTGAGCCCCGCGGCGTTGCGCTTCATTACCGCGGGCGATGTCCGGTATTGCTCGATCAGGATATTGTTCTGTGCCATCTATGCCGCCTTCACAAAGCCGCTGCCATCCACGCTGAGAGTCTTCAGCGAGCCGCCGAGAAACATCATGATGGAACCGTCATCATTCCAGCGCATACGTTCGGTAACCGTCGCGCTCGAACCGGCCGCGCCGGTTGGTGTGTGAAACCACTGCACATATCCGGTTACGGCATGGAATGCGAGTCCTGGCCCAGCCTCAATACGAGTTGTATTCGTCCCATCCCAGCGCACATTCAACGTCAGACCAAGAAAAGAAAGCCCCTCTACGCGGCCGTTGGTAAACACCGGAGCCTGCACCAGGCCGGAAAAAGCCGATACGCCGCTGTCATAGAAAGTAAGCCGGCCGGGTCCCGGCGTTGCGACCGCCCCCCCGGTCCCGTTTGACGCGGTGTACAGCACGGAAGCACCGTCCGTCCGCGGCTGCAGGATAAAGCCAGACCCATTGGCGATGTACCGCCAGTTGCTGCCGTCCCAGGTCAGGTTGCCGTTGAAGTGCGAACTGACCGGAACCTCTATATCTTTCGCAACCCGCACATTTCCCGTGATTGCGTTGATCCGCATCCGCTCCGGATACCCGGACCCGACTCCAAATACCATGTCCAGGCTTGCGCTCCGCAACCATCCGCAATCGACATAGGCCGCGTTTGACAGCCCGAAGCCGGCACCATCGATGTTGCTGCTCCATGGCGTCTGCAGCCCGAGAATCGTGATGTTGGTACGGTTGTTACCCGACGAATCGTCCGAAGCGCTTACACCTGCCCCGATGAAGTTCAGGCTGGCCCGTGCCGGTAATGCCGATCCCTCGTCCTGAATCGTAGCGGTAGGCCCAGCCGGCCCGGTTGCGCCTGTTGGCCCCGTTGGCCCCGTCGCACCTGTCGCCCCCGTTGCTCCAGTTGGTCCAGCAGGCCCGGTGGCGCCAGCAGGCCCAGCAGGCCCAGCAGGCCCGGGAACGGTCGAAGCGGCCCCCTCCGGCCCCGCTGGCCCCGTAGCTCCGGTGGCTCCGATCGGGCCCGTAGGACCCGGCACGGTCGATGCCGGTCCTGTAGCACCAGTTGCTCCGGTAGGGCCGGGTGGACCCACGGGACCGGCGGGACCGGGAACGGTCGAGTCTTC